TAACGAACACGCAAAACGAGCGGAAAGCGGGATGACTCCCAACTTCGGCCCCTAGGTAGCTTCATTTCCTAGGTTTACACGGCCGATCCCTCCGCATTAATACGGAGGGCACCACCGCAGTTTGATGTCGACGACTGCGGGACGTCCGTAACGCTCCAAGTGCCCCTGTTGCAATGGTTCATCACCATTGTTCAGGAAGTACTTTAGCAGGGCGCCCTTACCACTAACCGGTGAGGTCGGTGATTCGGCTACAACCACATAGCCCCTAACCTGGGGACTATGGGTCTCACGGTTGATCCTATCCCTATCATAAAGAGAGGGATGATCGGACACGCGACCCAACACAGGAGAAGTGGGACGGATCAGCGGGAAGCGGGGAAGAATCTTCCTCACCAACCTATCCAACTCTTCAGGTACATCCCTGTAACCAGCCTCAAAAAGGTTGTTACGGAATGCGACTAAAGAAGCCACCTCCTGAGCATTACGCCTGGATGATGGAATAAGATGATTAAGGCGTACGATGGAAACATCGGCACCATCATAATATTCCTTGCCGCACGACTCTCTGAACTTGCCAGTCCAGAAAGACTTACGGTCATTCACCTTATACCCGAACAGGTTAAGGCGATTCATCACAGGTTGTACATATTCTACAGGGATAATTATATCATCTCCGTAGATGCGCACCCGGTCACGTAAGGAAAGTATATCCCTACGTGTCAGGGGTCGGTTGAGCTCATCCTGGATCCCAAGGAAAACTACAGTCAAAAAGACCATAGCTTCCATAGGAAACGTGAGAGCACTACCCATAGACGCGAACTTGGATAGGTGGATTACACCATGTCCAGGAACATCTGCCTTCGTGGATCTGCAATCCTGAATCGCCACAAGTAATTGTGGGAAACGGGAGAACATAGCCATTACATGCAGATTGGAAACACGATCGGATGCCTCACTAAGATCTAGTGTGGCAAGCTCCCCTTTCGAGGAGCCCTCTTTCGCCATGAGTTGGTTAGGCTCTTGGTGCGTGAATCCGATCATCCCTTGCACTCTGTTCTCACGATGTTTGAAGAAATCGTTAGGCACAGTGGGGGACTCCAGAAGAGTTACGAACGCTCGCATGAGCGCTTGTTGAACATACATCATAGATGTAGGCTCAATCGCAATAATTCTGGGTGTAACCAGCGTTTTAGGAACCAAGGCGACCCTTACGGGTCGTTCTTGTTCCGGGTAGAGGTGGGTGACTCGGTTAGATACAAGTAACACTCCATCCTCGTCAAAGACGGGGTTGAGGAAATGTTCTTGTTCTGACGGATTCGCATAGAGTTCCCAAGGGAAACTATGCTGAAGCCGCTCCGGCCATTCGACAAGGTCATACTTGGCGTTTCCGTCAAGGCGATCTGCCGTTTTTCCGGGACCGTGCTTGGGCAATAAATCCTCTGAGTTGAACTGTCGTTCAACTTCAGCAAAAATATTGCCGTAAAGGAAAGCAGACATAGCAGAGAGATCTGTAAGATCGTCATAGCTAAGTTCTTCATTCTGCTTTCTCACCTCACCTTCACAATCGAGATACCCTTGTACCGCCAAAGATTTCCTTTGGTCAGTACAGTCGATTTCTATCTTTTTGAACACCAGCGTTAGCTGGCGTATCGCCCGGATAGCATCGATTGAGGGTGTCGCGACCAACCTACCTGTTTGACGGTCGAACACTTGACCGATCATACCTTGCAAAAATGCAGGGATTGATCCACCTTTCACTCTTTTAAAGGAGCGAAAAAGTGAGGAGTCAATGTAACCTAGATCGAGACTTCTTTCGAAGTCACGACCATAGGTAGGAAGGGTAATCGTTAAAAACGACAATCCTTCCGCATCCGACCGTCTCTCGACTGTTTTGCAGTCGAGAGTGGTGCTTGTACGACACCAGCTTGCCGTTTCACGGGCAAGCCAACACCAGAGTATAACTAGGCTTTTCATTAATTCCCTTTCGAGGTAATTAATCCTAGCCCATGTTAATCTCAGGAACCCTCAAAGGGTATGTTAACCCAACTGGAAAGTGACCTTCTTAGCTTTCGCCCTGAAGGTACTTGGTCCAGTTGGCATTGGAAGTTGCAGAAAGGTTGGCCACAAAGGCCGTAACCTGCGTGAGCTGCTCAGCGATGGAGTAACCATACGCGGGAACGTCTGTTACGATGTAACAGGACATGCCGTAGTTTAGGTTATTTGCCGTCGCAAGCGGATCAGCTGCGATCTTCCGGTTGTCAAGCCGAATGTTATGACGAGTCCTCTTACCATACTGGTGAGAGACCGTCTCCTTGACGAGGCCATCATTGGACTGGAAAGTCCCCTGATTGACTCCGCTCGACGTGCGCGGAAGCG